AAAAGCAAACGAAAAAATACAAGAAAGGCGAGAAAAGCAATTTATCGAAGAAAGTGAGCGACATAAATCAAATTGCAAACACGGTGAATACTTAAAAGAGCTAACGGGCGAACTCGACAAGATGAACCTTACATTTATCAATAGGCACTGGTTATATACAACTGCATTTACATACCTACACCACGACAAAGATCATTGTGATTGTAATGAAGAAAATAAAGAAACTATAAAACCGAGATTCAAATCAAAACAAAAATTTTATGATGGTTTTGGTGAAGTATGGGGAATAACTGGAGTAGAAATGTATATTACTGAGGACTGGGATCCTGCACCAAATACAATTAATTACACAATTAAAGATAAAAATGGTATTGAATATGTTGTATCCGAAAATAGTATAATAAAAATGATGGAACCAAATGAGAATAAATAATAATCCTTTTAAATCCTAACTAAAAGACTTAAATTAAAGGACATAAAATGAATACAAGCGATATTTTCATGAAAACAGGAGTTATCAAAAATTGCAAAGGTTGTGAAAAGAAGTACGGGCGCAGTTACCCCGTAGTTGTGAGTGTAATAATCATGAAGCGAAATGTATGGAATATGTATAAAAAGCGCATTACTGCTAAATTCCCCCATCTCCTATCTATTTTTAGAAACCCATATCACATTAAACGATCAGATGCACCAAATTTGGTGGAACGTTGTACGCGCTGTGGAGTTGAAAAGATAGTCGAATATCATGATATGATGGATAGTAAATGATCATAAAAACATTATACAAACCTAATGATAAAGTATGGATAATAAGTACAAAGAATGTAATCGCAAAGTGCTCTGATTGCGACGGACTGGGATTTTTACTCACTAAAACCAATACCCGGCAAGTTTGCCAATTATGCAGAGGATCAGGAAAAGTCATTACACATGAAGAATACTGCGTTTTGCCAAAACAACTTGAAATACAATGTGTCAGAACACACCAGAACCGAAACCAAGCCAAACCGACAATCGAATATTACCTCCAAGATGACCCTCACCTTGAGAAAATCTGTTTTAGATGCCAAGAAGAAGCTGAGAGTGTAGCTAAAAAATGGAATTTTAAAGAAGCGGTAGAAAGGAAGGGACAATGAAAGTGAATAAAAATAGAGACGCGTTCTGTGAAAAGTTTTATCATGGAAAACAGATAGGAATTTATACTGTAAAATTAAAAGCTAAACTTGTAAATTATAATAGACTTATACATAAAGTTAGAAAACTAAAACTATTATTACGACAAGTTGCAATCCTACATGAAGAAATAAACGGAAACAAAATAACAATTAATATATGCAAAGAAGATGTGTTGAAAAATGAAAAAAGCATTTCCCGGAAAAAATAGAATGCGTTGATAGTTGCGATTATTGGAAATACGATAATATCAAAAGGAACAACCATGACAAACCCATCTAAAGCAGTAGTAAAAAAGTCGGTCGCCAAGAAGAAAAAGACCCCTACAAAACGTAAGCACGCAGGCGGCAGACCTACTGTTATGACGGAATTGACTGTAAATAAATTAGAGCAAGGTTTTATCAACGGCTTATCGGATGTTCAAGCTTGCAGATATGCTGGGATAAGTAGAACAACTCTCTTTAATTATCAAGAGGAAAACCCAGAGTTTATAAACAGAAAAGAGGAGTTGAGAGAAGATGTTAAAATGCACGCCAAATTTAATATAGCTAAAAAGGTGCTTGGAACCGGCAAGGGTGATGGTGACATCGACACGAGCAAATACGTACTTGACCGCACCGATTCTGACTTTAAACCTAAGAACAAATTAGAGATAGAAGGTATGCTCTCAAAAGAAGAAATGGACGCTCAAGCCAAACGCATAGCGGATTATCTTGACGAGGTATATAAGGAATTAAAATGAAAGTTGTGAAATGTTTAAAGCATTTAGATAAAAGGTTTTGGGGTAAAGTTGTGGAAGATGGTAGTGATTTCAAACCCTCCGACACCTTTCCACTCCCTGAGCAAGGTGATAAGGTGAAGGTGTCTGATGACGGCAAAAATTGGAGTGAATATAGTGACTGGTATTTTTCATCATATCTTAAGATATTATCAGATCCTTACATTGTGTATGATGAGGACAGAGATACTCCAAGTTCATTCAAATATATTAGACCAATAGAGAAAAAAGAGATTGAAACACCAAAACTAACAAATCGTAAGTAAACCCTTAGTGGCGTTTCGATGGTGAATTGGGATTAAACCGAAGGATAGTAAATATGAACAATCTAAATTTAATTAAATACACGATGTTGCTTGACGAAAATGTCAAGAATATGTTTGTTGTTGAGAACGTTAAAATGACTTCGCCAATAAAATATTATAATATAAGATTAAAATGTAAATTAACTACTAAACACGATGCAGATCAAATCTGTAAGGACTTAAACGAGCTTATCTTAAAATATTTGGATTGTGAATTGGAAGGAAAAAAGAAATAGCTAAATTTAGAAAACTAATGGGATCAGATATGCTTGATAATGAACGATAAATTAACACAAGAACAATCAAACATTCTTAATATTCTTTTAAGACACCCCGGTTTATATGCCGGGGATTTGGGCTTTAAGAAACTAAAACCATTTCATAACGATTGGATCGTTTTAGATGTATGTCGAATAACACACGGGATCCCATTCACTCGCCACGCACACCGTGGATCTTTTAAGACAACTTGCTTAATGATCGCCGTTGCGATTGTCATGATCACCCATCCTCATTTGACTATTGGATTATTCAGAAAAACCGATAAGTTGATCAAGAAGTTTACTAAGGGTTTGAGAGCAATTTTAGTACATAAACAAACCCAATACTACGTTCAGAAACTTTGGGGTGTTACCCTGAGATTAACAGTTGACAATTACGCCGAGATAGATACTAACATAAGTCAGACGGTCGGAGGTGACCCGCAATTTGAGGCAGCCGGTATCAAAGGATCAGTCACCGGCGCTCACAAAGATTACTATATTACCGATGACATCGTGGCCCGTGAAGACCGACGCCAGCAAGTTGAGAGAGAAAAAACTATTGACTTTTTCAAGGAATTGGTAAACTTAGCCAATCCAGTTGCGGGACAAGATGAACCGCCGATCGGTAACACCGGTACAATCTGGCACAAGGATGATCTATTTGGCATATCCAGTACAATGACCGCAAAACCTGACAAGATAGTCACCGTAAAAGAGAGCGGGATATTCTCAGATGACCAACTTGCAAAAATCAGAGAGAAGATAGGATCAACATTATACGCTCTAAACTATGAAATGACTTTAGCCTCCGATGAGAATAAGCGATGGACTGATCCACGTATTTTGACAGCAGCACAAAGCAAAGATGAAATGTTATACAACGGCATTGGTCATATTGACGCACGATACAGCGGAGTACATTACACCGCGTTTACAATTTTAAAAGTAAACAAAGAGGTTCAGAGGATTTATGCGTTTGGGGTCACCTACTATCGACACGTTGACGATTGCATGGAGGATATTAAAGAATTAGTCACACGTTTTAAATGCGGAACAGTGTGGTGTGAACGAAACTCTGACAAGGGGTATTTGACAAAAGAACTAAAATCAAAAGGTATCAGAGCAAAAGATTACCATGAAGATATGAACAAAAATGTCAAGATAGAGTTCTTTTTACAAAAGTATTGGAAGCGTATCTATTTTCTACAGGCAACAAAAGAATGGGAAGATAAATTAGACGAAGAAGCAGACCGCAACGCTACGAAGTATTCGAGCTATTTAGATCAAGTCACTGACTATGAAGAATCAATGGAACCCAACGACGCACCGGATAGTTTAGTTTCATGTTTAAGATATTACGGTAATCGCCCAATGCGGGCGAGTGAAGTTATGAGCGATCAGCAATTAAAAATAACTTGATTTTTTTTCCATTCGCGTGTGAAGAAAGTCAAAACCCTCCTAACCGAGGGTTTTTTATTTTATCCTTGACAAGTTTAAAAATTAGTGTTATACTCATTAACCTAAATTTTTACAAAAAACATATAAATTCACATCATAATTGACACAATATGCCAAAATGTTATGTATTTTGCCATATAAAAAGAATTTATTTGTAAATAAATACTTTATGATTTACCTTCTCACAATGAGAAAAGCAAAAATCATAAGTCAAAACAATCTATTACAACGTAAAAACTCACGCTTGCAAAGTGATATTGATAGCTATCGTACACTTTTTAACACGGATGTGAGCCATAAAGATATGACAGCGGATATGCTATTAAACTTTAAATGGTCTGATCCCGCAAACTTAACACTTAATGATTACAACGATATTTACAAATTCAACGTCGTTGCAAAAGCTATTATAAATAAACCTGCACGGCAGACATGGAAAAAACGCCCGCTACTTATTACAAAATCAGATCGTGAAAAGAAGATCTTAAATGAATTATTTAAGACCTTTTCCATATTCCCATTATTCGAGAGCGCAGACAGGCTGTGTCATTTAGCTGAATACTCTATAATTGTGTTCGGCTTCCCGGGTGCACCTGAAACACCCGTCGATAGAGCGTCGACAATTGCTTGGATCCAAGAATATGGACAATTGGAAGCGATAATTAATACATACGATCATGATAAATTAAGTCCAAGATACGGGCAGCCTTTAACATATAAAATCAGAGCCATTGTAGGTGATACAATTGAAACGGTAACTTATCACTGGACTCGAGTGATTCACATATCCCGCACATCAAAAGTAAAATCAGATCCTTACTTAATGGATATTTATAACCAAGCAAAAGATATGATAAAAGAAGCCGGTGCAGGATCAGAGGGAATATTTAGAGCAGCTTGCTATATTTTAGGAATTGAAGTTGATAAGGAGAGCCCCTTGCTTGAAGATGCATCCGAGTTTGATCTATTAGAAGACTCCGCAAAGAAAAAACAGCCTCTGATGGAAACTATGATTAGGGCAGGCAAGAAAACGATAGACCGTGGCTTCGGAGTTGTAACCGTACAAGGTGGCAAATTAAAATCCATGCAGTCACGTCCCGCCTCGCCAATTCCTTCTTTTGATACGAATTCCGGGCTTGTCTCCATGAAGACAGAATATCCTAAGCGCATGTTTACCGGAAATGAAGCCGGAGAGCTTGCAAGTACACAAGATCGCGACTCCATGAACGACACCACTCGGAGCCGTCAAACAAACTTCGCAATCCCTTACATACTTAATTTATTTATTGACCGATTAATATTACTTAAATTTATCAACCCAATTGACTACTATTGGAAGTTTGACGTTTTATCAGAACCAACAGCAAAAGAAACAGCTGAAACAAATAAGTTGAAATCAGAAACGATTAAGAACTTAATCTCAGCTTTTGCTTTAGGACTTGGAACACTTGTAAGTGAAAAGGATATCGTAAAACTCTATCCTGAATTATTCATAGTGCCGGAGAATGAAGATGTGTAAGCTCTGCGAATTTTACAGTGAAATGCCAACGTGTGATCATAAGCTCACGTCTATACGTGGAAATGCTGGGGTTTCATCTCTTTTATTGGAATGGCAGAAAGCAGATTCAGCAAAATGGGCAAGAATAAATGAGAAAGTAAAAGACTATAAATTTATATTAAAAGATAATAGATATAATTACAGCGGAAATACACCTGACGAAGTACGGGCAGATTTTGAAAGTCAATACCGAAAAGACATAGAGGAAGAGTTTAAAGGCGAATGGTGGTTAGCGTTTCTTTTATTAATTGCTAAT